TACGTTGATTGGCTGTCCACTCCTCATATGCTAATTTATAAGCATTTGCTAGATCTGAGTTTTGTTGATTCACTCTTGCTTGAATCTCACCTCTCTCTTTCTGAATTCTAGCGTTTTCAGAAGTAACAGCATTCTTTGCTTTTGATTTGAAGTAATTAACTTTTTGCTCATACCCTCTATGAAGTGCTGCTAACTCTTCATGAATTGCAAGCAATTGCTCAGGTGTGTGGTGAATAGATACTTTAAGTGGAGTTTTCTTTCCTACTTCAATTTCCATAAACTCTAAAGTTTTAATGGTAGGAAGTTCTGCTCTTAAACGATCTAAAGTTCCTCTTTTATGAATGAACTGACCAATATGTGAAGCATAAGCCTCTGCTTCTAAATACTCATTGTATTCGGCCGCAGTCATTTGATCCATACCAAAATTTGCTTCTACTTCATTTGGAAGGTTCTCTGAGATTGTTTGAGGACGTACTGGAGCTTCTACGTCGTATTGGAATCCTTCGTATTTAATTTTGTTAATCAATTCATCTTTTGCTTTGATGTTCTCCATCAAGAAAGCTTGAGTGGCAGAGTATCTTGCTTTAGAGGCAAGTAATTCTACTACATTTGCAGGGATTGGGTTCCCTTGAGTTTCAATATAGATTTCTCCACCTATTGCTAATTCCTTAGACACATTGTTGATGTTGTCTAGTTGACTAGAAATCTCTTTTGCTCTTTGATTACAAAGGTTAGAGATTGAAGCTGCTTGAGACATTGATAACCCTTTTGATGATAACGAATTTTTCATAACTATGATTTTTGTTGTTTTTTATAATTTATACTTTAATATAAGAAGAAAGGTTCAGGTACCCAAACCTTTCTCCAAATACTTTTTATTGGTGATGACGAATATACTTTCCATGTCTGTCAACTCTGACATTCATTTTAGTCAATTCGAAATTCCAATTGTTAAACTTACCCAAGCCAGATTTTTGTCTTGCTTGTAGGTTTGCAGATCGTACTGCTTCTTCTCGTCCGTTCTCTGTTGTTTCAACAAAAAACGTGGGAGCCTGAACACCAGTCATGCTGGTAGGGACTACTCTCCAAATTCTCAATTTCTGAGTCATAATTTTAGCTAATAGCTAAAACTATATTGGAGACGATTGAATTGCTCTCATATTGGATAAATTTAGTGTCCTATACAGGGCTCGAACCTGTGACCTTCTCGTTATGAGCGAGCTGCTCTGACCAACTGAGCTAAAAGGACCTTTGTAGCGAGTGAGGGATTCGAACCCCCGACCTCTAGGTTATGAGCCTAGCGAGATACCATCTTCTACCAACTCGCGATATAGCGGCTGACACGGGCATCGAACCCGCAATCTCTGCAGTGACAGTGCAGCATGTTACCTATAACACCTCTCAGCCAATTAAAACATCTAACTACACAATTTACTCTACACCAAACTTAACTTTCAAGTAAATCCCTTCAACTAACTACTCGTTTGGTTCTTTCGTTAGCCTCTCCCTCCTATTTCTAGGTTTAGGATTAAAAGCCTACCAGTCTTACCTCACTAAATGTTTTGTGGAGCCAGTGGGATTCGAACCCACATCCTCTACCGTGCAAGGATAGCGCTCAGCCAGTTGAGCTATGACCCCAGTTACCTGTCTATTCCAGGCTGTCAAGGTATTGTTGTTACGAGTGTACCTTAACCTCGTGTTCACCTTTTTCGCACCAGAGGTTGTGAACAATGGCCTTTCTGGTTTCGTAGCCTGACGGGGTAACGCTCCCCGGTTTTAACAGTGAAAGTGTTATGTCCTTACTTTTAGACGACCAGGCCAAGTTGTAGGTGTATGCTCATCACATACTCTTGGGCTCCTACATACCCCTGAGCGACTAGAGAGAATCGAACTCTCATCTTTAGATTGGAAGTCTAAAGTAATGACCATTATACGATAGTCGCAGTTGAGCTTCTGGACGGGATCGAACCGACTCTATTCCTGGTTACAAATCAGGTGCACCACCATTCATGCGTCAGAAGCAAATTAATTAGAGCCGGTTTTCGTATCCGTTCTGCGGGTTAGCCCCCGCTGCTTTACTATAAGCTAACTCTAATTTTGTACCCAAGGAGGGACTCGAACCCTCAATATCTAGATCCTAAGTCTAGCGTGTCTGCCAATTCCACCACTCGGGCATTTACCGCATGTGCGGTCACTTATCAATCGGTAGCTCCCTCTCGATATCCATCTGTAGGTGTAATACATTTGGTAGAGGGTCGAACCTTCAATGAGGGCAAGGCAAGAATCGAACTTGCTCTGCGGAGTTTGCAATCCCGCCGGTCTCCATAACCATCCTGCCCCTATTCACCTAGCCTGACCTGCCAGACAGTACGTGTCCATTTTCTTTTACCGGTTGGTTACGTAGTAGGTGATTTAATATTAAAATAGTTGCTCTACCATTGCAGCTAAAACTTGGTCATCACGATTACGTTTGTTGGAATCGAACCAACGTCCTACTATTTTAATTTCTTTCTTATACTTAAATATACGAACTTATTTTCTAATATCCAAACTTTTTTTTAATTTTAATTGTTAGTTCCTTTCCTCTTAAACAGAAAAAAAGATTTTGAAGTTGGTGGACATATTTAATACGAACACCATTTTTATCTTCAATGAAGATTCCATTGCAATCCCATATTATAAACTCTATACCTTCCTCTAAAAATTTAGTATAATTCACCCCTCTTTCATTAAACCCAAACTTCAAGAACAGTTCTTTGTTCAATGGAATAGGTTTAATTCCTGAAATGTTCAGATTGTTTATATAGTTTTTTGATATTTTTTCTACTTCTATAATTTCTTCTCCATCAGGATATACCTTATAAATTAAATTTCCAATTCTTAATTCTTTTAAAGCTAATGCTTGTTCGTAAGGTACAAATTCTTTTTCCATAACTATTTTTTCTTATACTTAAATATACGAACAATATTTTTAATATCCAAACTTTTTGTTAGAAAAATAAAAACTTTTCCCACTCCACTGGGATGTGTGTTAGTTGTTTCATCAGCATCAGATAATGAGGTCTTTTTGGCTCTACTATTTCTTTACCATATTCCTCCAGAGTTAAATCTGCTTTTTCTGAATTGCAACTTCTACAAGCTGTTACTAAATTATCCCAAGCATTTTCTCCACCTTTTGATTGCGGTATGACATGGTCAAGTGTTAGTGACTTGATGTAGCTTGATCCACAATAAACACATTCGTAATTATCTCTTCGATAAATGTTTTCTCTTGTTAGAGGAACTTTCTGAATGTTTTGTTTTACGTATTTGTAAACCCTAATGATTGAAGGTTTAAAAATTTCTAGTTTTGGATTTACTAATCCGAATGTTTCTGGATGTTCAGCTATAACTTCTGCATTACCCTTATACGAAATCACGAAAGCTCTTTCGGTAGAGATAATGGATCTTGCCATAAAGCTTGAATCAATTACCAGTGTTCTTTGGTACTTACTCATGATTTTAATTTTTAAATGAAACAATTTTTCTATTGCGCGAACCCTAGGAATCGAACCCAGCCGTAACAGTTTTGGAGACCGTACCGACACCTTGTCTGCGGAACGCATTTGCAGAGTATCGCTTACTCTACCAAAGTTGATCAGACTTCTTTAATAGCTCTTTTGAAATAATCATCTGTCTATCCATGCGATTTTTTTGTACCCCATCCAGGAATCGAACCTAGAATTAATCTTTAGAAGAGATTCGTTATATCCGTTTAACTAATAGGGCAAGTAAAATATAATTAGTAAGTTTTATCAGGAATCTGGTTTCTGATTGCTCAGTGCTTCACACACCATAATAGAGATGCTAAGTGTGTACCCTTGCGCAACGTCTCTCCACGTCTTCTTACCTACGCTTTGTAATTATATTTTGAAGTCTTAAAAGGAGTCGAACCTTTGTTCTATCGTTCGTAGCGATAAGTTTTTCCAATTAAACTATAAGACCATTTGTATCCCTGGTGGGAGTCGAACCCACAAGCCTAAGCACAGAATTTTAAGTCCTGCATGTTTACCAGTTTCATCACAGGGATATTAAGTGTGAAAGATGGGACTCGAACCCACAATCTCCTGAACCACAATCAGACGCTTTACCAATTCAGCTACAATCACCATGTTACGATCTATAAGGTCAGATCGTCAACCAGAGCCTTCTCCCTTGGGAGATGCAGTACCGACTCCAGGTTATGCTCCTGGCTGAGAATACTTATGAGATATCCTCGATCCTAGATCAAGTCGGTAGTTGATAAGAACCCATTAACTTATCTTTGTACTTTAGATTTTACGGCGTCTTACCGCATGGCCCCGAACGTACTTTCTACTCCTGCATTCCTTAGATGCTTTGTGAGGACAGGGAATAGGTTTTTAAGAGGAAAGCAGAGGTATCGAACCCCATGCGAATTAACGCACGATTCGCTTAGCAAGCGGTCTCAACTCCTAGTTGATATACTTTCCATTTTGTACTCCTACAAGGAATTGAACCTTGATTTCATCCTTATCAGAGATGTGTGCTAACCATTCTACTATAGGAGCAATTGCGCCCGTAACTGGAATCGAACCAGCCTTGTTAACTACTTGCAGTATGCATCAACTCTTCGCTCCAATCCTAGTATTAAGGAGTGTTGTGTACCTACTACCATCACTAACCCACTCGATGTGTTTCCTGCGTATCCACAGCACATCTATACGAACATTTAATTGCGGACTTGGGGAATTTCGAAATCCCGACCCTTTGCTTAACAGGCAAACGCTCTTCCTCTGAGCTACAAGTCCAATTATCCGTCTCTCCGAACAGTCACCTAATACTTACTTATTTGAATTTCGCCAGTTTTAAGGTTTCAGCGACTTACGTGGGGATTACAGGTTACGCTCCTGTCTCTCATGGGCTTCAACCATGCGCTTTCACTAGATTAGCTTAATCCCCTTTTGCTATTACTCGTCCCAATCTCCATCCTTCTGGGATTGAATCTCCTTTGTATATTTTCTTATTTTCAACTTCATTCGTAATCCAGCATTTTCCAAATTGTGAATTGTTCTCACCTTTTTGGTTAGTTGAATTTGCTACTCCTATCTTTTTCTTAGTCTCTTCCGAATGCTTTTTCCCTATCCACTGCCCTACATTAAACGATGTTCGTTTTCCCTCTGCAAATTGTCTCTTCATGTTTTCTGAGATCATTCTTACTATCCTAGCTCTGTATGCTGGATCTTCTTTCATTAGTCTTGTTTTCTCTAGGTTTCCTGCTAAAGATCCTATTTTTTGAATTTCTTTTGAAAATCCTCCTTCTCCTCCTGATTTTAAATTTAAACAGTTTGGATTTTTTAAATCCTGTTCTGTTATTAAATTTATCTCAGCTTGAACTAATTCTTCTCTTGAATTAAATTGCTCCAGTATTTCAAATTTAAAATTGTTTCTACCGTACTTATTTAATTCATAGTACAACCTCTTGCCACTTCCCAAGTAACCATCATCTATACGGTTAGTTGAATGCATTCCCAGGTAATATCTTCCATTTATAAGATTTGTAGTCCTATAGATGAAATGAAATCTTTTATTCTTTTTGATGTTAGCCATATCTATTCTTTATTATAAATAGGCTAACTTTTCAAAAAGTCTACAGTGGGCAGCAGTGGACTCGAACCACTCCCTTTAGAGACCGATTTTACAGACCGGCTGCCGTATCCGAACGACTTTTGCTACCCTTTTGTACCTCGTAGTGGAATCGAACCACTGCCCTTTGCATGTAAAACAAATACGCTACCATTACGCCAACGAGGCTGGTGCTACACCTAATCACAACTAATAAGCATATTGGCTTATTACTTGATCTTACAACAGCTTTTAACTGAGAGATTGTAAGGTTGTGTATGTAGCTTTTGTACCCCCTGAAGGTAATGCTCCTTCTTCCCGATATTAAAAGTATCGTGCTTCACTTTAAAGCCTAGAGGGCAAAATCTAATTCTATGCAAACACTCTATAGTTCTATAAATTAGTAACAGTCTCACTCGTCTGGTAGGCAGGATTCGAACCTGCGTGCTCTAGCGTCCAAGGCCAGCGAGATAAACCGGACTCCTCTACTACCAGTGGTAGAGGGATTGCTTTTTTATTGTAGAGCTCGCCCACCTCAGAACTACATTTTTAAATTTCGTAAGCAGAGCCATCGGGCTGGTTCCCTGTACTCATGTCTTGCATCGTTTTCTCCATATGGATTTCTCCACTACTTACTGATAATACTTTCTTTACTTACAGGCCTACTTACTGATCAGGTGTTGGGCTGTGCTTTCAATACTTGTAATTATTTGTTGGCTTACCAGGATTCGAACCTAGACTAAAACAGTCAAAGTGTTTTGTGCTAACCGTTACACTATAAGCCAATATTGCGGAGAAGACAGGATTCGAACCTGCACATCCTTTTGAGACCCTCCGTTTTCAAGACGGCCGCCGCTACCCGGAATCTTTCGGCTTACTTCTCCTTTTGCTTTATCCAATATGTCAATGAACTCTTTTCGTGGAGCAGGCAGGATTCGAACCTGCAAAGTACCATACTCGTAGTCTTCCAACCACTTCGAGGAATCGAACCTCTTCCCCGATCTCTATGACCGAGTGCTTTACCAGTTTACCACCGCCCCTTTATTTCTATACCTAAAGATATGATCTTTTTTTCTATTAGGCAACTTTTTTTTAACTTTTTTTTAATAAAAAACCCGAATCTTTTTTTTGATCCGGGTACCTTACTTATAATATGTATCTTATACTATATCATATCATACCTCGGTACCTCCTTGTTTCGGTTCGTTATTATACGTAAAGCCAAACACAACATCCCCGCATAACGAATCCGACCATATACTAATGGCTCTCTGCGCTAGGTTATTAAGTTGATGTATGTTTTGAATTGCTTTCATTTTAATTGCTTTCTTTATATAAATATATGAACTTTTCCATTCCAGTCCAACTATATTTTAATTTATTTTAAAATATTATCTAATTTATTTCCTATTGTTTTATAAACTGGTAGATCTTTGTGAGGTTCATTCTTTCCTATTGCTGGATTAATTATGATTCCTCCTTGTTGTTCGTACTTTTTATAGTACTGATCTACTTTCTGTTTTGTTATTCTTTTATTATTTCCCCAACCCCATGATCCTTTTATTACATAAATGGTAGCATTTGGAAAAGTTCTTTTAACTATTTTGAATAAATCTTTGATGTTTTGATTTTGAAAAGCATCATTTGTTCCTATACATATTATTACATTTTTAATTTCAGGGGATGTTTTGTAATATAAAACCATTGAAGTTAATTTTTTAACTCCTATTCCTGCTTTCCATAATGATTCTACTTTTTCTACCTTATCTGAATGTTTATCAATATAAGGTGTTTGCGAATCTCCTATTATGATATTTTGTGAATAACATAGTAGTGGAATGAAATATAATATGTATAATAGTTTTTTAATATCTTATTTGTTTTTAAAAGTTTCGTTTGTACAAAGTTCATCTACATAAAAAGAAACTTCTTTAGTATTGTATTTTTCTACACCTTCTTTACCTCCAAAAGTTATGCTGTAATCATACTTTTTGTGATTTGCAACCACTTTAACTTCTGCTTCCATATTGTAGTCAAGAAGTTTGTTAATTAATTCTTTTACTTGCATAATCTTATTTGTTTTTAAGTTCTTTTTCTTTTAAAGTATTCATATACTTTAATTCTATTCTTATGCTGTCTAATTCACTCCAAATCATACAACCTATTGTTAATATTCCAAAAGTTAATAATGCTATCATAATCTTATTTGTTTTTAATAATTACCGTTCTTTTATTATTTTATCCTTTTAAAATTTCTTTTGATTTCTCAGTTAATGCTTTTCCATCCTTGCAGAATTTTGCATCTAATTTATCTATTCTGGAATCTAGGGTTGATAGTATATTTGTGTATATTAAATCTACTCGATCAATTTCTTGATCAATTCTACGATCGAGTGCTAAATCTCGTTCGTGTGATGATCTGTTACTATCGTCAATCATATTGACAATGCTCTGTAAATCTGTTTCTAATTTTGATACTTTACTTGTTGTCTTAAACGCTACCACAACTGCCCATACAAAGGCAACTGTACCAACACCTAAAACAAATGCTAAAATTTGTTCCATAGTTTTGTTTTTTAAATTCAAAGAACGGTAATCTTAAATTTGTAGTCAGGGAGGACTCGAACCTTAAAGCGACCTATATTTCAAGGGTTCGGCAACCTCGCCTCATTACGCCACCTGACTAGCTGCATTCCTAGAAATGCAAGAGAATATGTAACAATTGTAGTCAGGACAGGATTCGAACCTGTACGCTTTATCTTTCTTCTATCATTTCTGATGAACCTAAGGATTTGCAACCAATGGTTAACGTCTGCCTCGTTATAACAGGATTTCTCACATTATAAGCTTTCCGCCACCTGACTATATTTCGCTGATATTAAAAACTATTCAATCCTTCTAAAAAGATATCAACTTGCTACTTACTCTATTCTAGGCTCGCCAGTCCCGTTTATATATTGGTTTACCTGAAACTTCTTTGGGTTGTTGATTGACCACTCCCACTTACTCAAGTAGTTTTTATTTTAATAAAACATTCCAGCCACATTGGGAGAGCCGCAGTTCCCACGTTGTTTAAAGATATAGTTGGCGACGTATCTACTGGGGTGTGTTTTATTTTACAGCTGTAGTATCTAAAGAAGTTGAGTCTACGTCTACTGAATCGACTTGCACTGCTGTTGAATCTACTGTTGTTAATTTAGCTGACGGAGTCACCTTGTTACAACTTACTGCCACTAAAGCCATTACGGCTAATACTAAAACTAATTTTTTCATTTTAATTGTTTTTGTTATTAATAATACTTAAAGATACGAACTCTATTCTTCTTCTGCAACTTTTTCGTAAGTTTTTTCAAAAATATCTGGTTTGCATGGATAAAACTCTCCTTCAACTCCTTTTATGATGAAGTCGCCTATTGAAGCTTTCATGGTACCTTCTAGGGTATTAATCAACACTCCATCGCTTACAGCTAGTACCTTGTCATTAGCTAATCCAACAAATTCTTGGATTAGCATTAGAGTAAGGGTATCTAGATCTTTTAGTTGAATTGCTTCAATTATAACTGGTTTCTTTCTGTAGAATCCCATATTAGAAGCTTACTGTTGAAAGAACTTTAATGACAGTTGTTTCTGGATCGAAATCTTTGTCTAAATGTTTTGCAACGATTAAATCAATTGATGCTCCATTTTTTTGCTCAACCCATAACTCTTTTACGAATTTTGTTGAATTGATTTCATTTGTATCTGAATCTCTTGTGATTGTAAATACTGCTACTTTTGCTTGAGTTGGTCTCATATTACTTACTGGTGTTAAATTTGAATGTGAATAATTAATTGTTGAGTTTCCTGATAGGGTTAGTCCTGGATTAACTTGTGTTCCTATTGCGTTAATGTTTCCGCTGTACCCTCCATTTATTGTTCCTGAATATCCTAAGGTTGTTGATGTTCCTATTACTCCGGTCGATGTTGTTGTTTCGTTCATAATTTTACTTGTTATGATTATCTAATACTTTTGTTACTTCTGCTACTACATGTTCCCATGTTACTGGTCCTGTTTCGTCTGCATAAGGTGCGGGGTCAGGTCTTCCTAATTTAATAAATGCTTCTACTCTTTCAACTGATGAAGCTGATTTATAATCTGAGTACCAGTTACCTTTCGGTACTCCTCCTACCCCTACTTCTCCGTTAGTTAAAATTGAAGCTTCACTTAGTTTAAAGGATTCTATAATATAAATTGGTTTATAAGAAGTATTAGTTCTTTTATAAACCTCATCAAAATTTAATCCTAATTCTTTACATAATACTTCTCCGTCTTGAAGGATAGTAAATTTATCTCCTTCTAAATAAGGTGTAAAATATCCTACTCTTTCAGCATCCCAATTTCCAATTCTAAAAGCTGCATCATCTGCATCTCTGAATTCTTGTCTACAGTCTGGATAGATTGCATGATCACCTGCATGGATTCCTAAAGCAATGTCACAAGTCTCTCCTGTTCTATTTGCAACTGATAAAGCTACTGCTTGAGTAATAGAAGCAAATATTTTGTTTCTGTTAGGAACAACTGTTGCTTTCATATTATCTTCTGCATAGTGACCTTCTGGTACTTCTTCACCTCCTGTTACTAAGGCTGAATCTAATAAATCAACTAATCCGTTTAATTGAATTTGACGGTAATTTACTTCATTGTAATTTTTTCCTATTACAGTTATATTACCTAAGTGGTCATTTTGAACACTTTCAATACTGCCGTTTAAATAATTCACTAATGATTGAGCTCTTTCTAGCTCTACTCTGTGTTTTTGACCGTAGTCAAATGAAATAGCTGTTACACTATCATACTCTTTTAGACATCTAAGCAATAAAGTACTTGAGTCCATACCACCTGAAAGTGATACTACAACATGTTTTTTAGACATAATTTATAATTTTAAATAAGCCAGGTATTTTAAGCGTATAGGCAAACGCTTTTATTATAGACTGTAATTTTGACGATCTCCTAAAGAAGGCTCTACTCCCTGTTTTTGTTTCATCTCAAAGTATTCTTTTAAAAATGCTTTGCGATATAGCATAACTTCCCCTTTATACCGAGTATTGCTGATTGCTCTTTTACCTATTTGCTCTTTAGCTTGAACAGCTGCTGTAGCTACTTCTTTTCCTAACGTACCTCCGGCTGCATAGCCTAAGTAATCGTATAATGAAACTAATTCTTCTTGCATAACTTTGATTTAATTTTATATTTAATATATGAAAAATATCCTCCAAAAGCAACTAATATTGGAGAAATATTTAAAAGACTTGGATGAGCATCGCCACAACATCCACAAATATGATTTATAACATCTTCCATGTTAACTATCTAATGTGGTCATTGTTCTCATATTTTTTTCAATAGAGTTCCACTCTTCAATATACTCTTTTATAGTACCAAAATGTTTTTTATTACCTATGTTTAATAATTCTTTTGAAATAGACTTTAATGCATAGTTAAATGTGGATGGATAGCATACAGTTCTTAAATACGGTTTACCATCTTTACCTCTATTTACTCTTTCATATACTGCATATCCTCCTGATGAAGAATGTGTAATAAAAAAAGGCTCCATGATTGGATCTTCTATAACTGTATCCCCTGCTGGGATAGTGTTTGGATTTCGTAACATTTTTTAAAATTTTAAGTTAAAATAAAAGTTCTTAATTCTTGTTCTGGAATTCTTCCGGATTGTGCTTTAATAACTTTTCCGTCTTCTACTATAATAGTATGTGGAATTCCTCTTACTTTATATTCACCTGATAAGTTTTCAGGATCATCTTCAATATTTACTTCTTTAAATTCTACAATGTCTTGTAGGTCTTGTTTTACTCTTTCAAAAGTTGGTCCATATACTTTGCAAGGTCCGCACCAGTCAGCGTAGAATTTAATTACCTGCTTTGCCATATGCTCCTTTTGATTTGTAGTGATCAGCTTTGCTGAATTTGGTTGATGATTGTTCTTTTACTGCTTTAGGCTGGTTTAAAGTTGGTAACCATGCCATCAATTGTTCGTAGTTTTGTTTTGCTGAATTCTTTGACATATATTTTGTTTTTGATTATTATTTAATATAAGAAATTTCTTTCAGATATCCAAGTATTATTTGATTATTTATTCTATTTTCCATAGTAGTATAATCTCCTATACTGTCTACATATTTGAATTGGTCCATTTGAAATGCTTTAGAATCGTTCACACAGGTTTCCTCCCACTTATCAGTAAGTTGGTATGTCTTTCCTTTAAATTTAAAAGTAAATTCTTCCATATCATAAAGATACGAAATTTATTTCATTTCTCCAACTGCTTCTACTAAAGCTTTTTTAACTGCTCCTGAGAATGCAGTCTTATTAAATGGGAGATTATCATCGTTCAAATCTAAGAATGTAGATTGAACTGTTACGTTTGCTTCACCTTGACCCCAGTATTCTTCTCCTTCTGCTAGAAGTCTCAGCTTAACGATTGTTATCTTTTTAGTCTTAGCCCAAGGTCCTAAAGAAGTGCTATTGGTTGGTGCTTCAACAGACATAACTTCTACCTCAACTGGTGTTCCATTTTCACAGATACTTATTTTTTCAGATAAGATCTCTTCTGTCATTTGTTTAATTCCAAATGTAACTCTTTCTTTCTTCATTTCAGGTGCTTCTACTTGAGAAGACACTTTAGTTACTTTATAGCATTTAGGTGCTGTATCTGCTGATAATAAGAATAGTAACGGTAATAATAGTAATAGTTTTTTCATAGTTTTAAAAATTTATTTTACCTCCTGTTAAAACCTGATAATTTAAAAACGTTTCTCCGTAACTGTAAACTGCTGTTGCTGAAATATTAAATTTGAATGTTTTTGTAATTTTAAGATCCCATGAATTGAATGGTACAACTAATACTCCTGCACTCCACCATTTTCCTTCATAGAATTGTGTGAATGGAGAATAAATTCCTAGTACTAAAATACTTGTTGATACTCTTTTATTAATTTTAATTGGTGCATGTCCACCTACTACTGCTGATATATTATAAAATCTTCTTTCTCCTAATTGCCCTCCAGTAAGGTTCAAACCAAACATTCCTGTTATCTTTTTGGTAGCTTTATAAGATTCTAATATTGTAGTTGTATTAAATAAATCTTTAGCTGTATTCATCATAGTTGAATTTGCTACAACTGTGTTCAGCTTTTTAGATTTATTAACATAAGATTTATAGAAAGTTACATTAAAGTTATTTACTTGAGTAGTATAATTAAAAAGTATTCCTTTAATTCTAGTTCCTCTTGTATTAGCATGTGTTATACTTCCTACAAATTTAAACTGGCTTGGTTGATCTCTATCAGCATTTGCAATTACAACCATATCTCCTGATGCAATTAGAGCACCTGTAGAAGCTTTTGCTGATGATTCTTTTTTAGAACTACCACCTCCACTTGAAGAACTTCCCCCGCTACTACTTCCATCTGAAGATCCTCCATCTATTGAATTAGAAACTGAATTAGCTGTATTGCCTGAACTTCCTGATCCTGATCCTCCTTCTAAAGATGAGCCAGCCTCTTGATTTCCTCCTTGAGCTTGGTTGTCTCCACTTGATGTGCTTCCTTGAGCCTGATTACTTCCTGTTGATGCTGTTCCTCCTTCGTTATTAGTATTTGTTCCAGATCCTTGAACAGTACCTTTATTTCCTTCACTTTGCGAGTTTCCTTTATTTGAGTTAGCATTTGTTGAACTTCCTCCGGTGTTACTTCCTGTTGTTGATTCATTTGAATTGTTTTCGTTAGTACTATCGGAACTACCTCCTGTGTTTGAATTGGAGATACTTTCTGCTGTCGAGGTTAAGGTACCTCCTGTAGCTGAAGTCATAACCGAAGCCATTGTTTGGGCTAATGATGAAATTGAAACTACATTTGTTACTATACTAACTGTATTTGATACTACAGCTGTACTAACAGTGTTTACTATTGCAGTGGTAACTGATTGACATGGTGCATTAGAATTTTGTTGAGATACTTGAGCTATCCAACTATCAAATGCTCCTGATGAAAAATCATTAGATGTAAATATATTATGATTGTCGAAGTAGTTTACTACTACACCACCTCCAGCAGGTACGAATACACTTTTGGATTGAAGTGTACATGGATCGGTATAGGTATAACTGTACTGTGCAGAAGCCTGCAGGAATGAAAAGTATAAAAATAAAGTAATCCATTTTATCATTAGTTTGGAAATATCCCCTTTTTAATCATTTTACTAACTACTCTTGAAGAGGCAGTTTCTAATGACTTTTTAGTGGATACTCCAATGGTTGATTGATTGAATTTAATATCGTCTAGTCCGTCTAGTAAGCTTGCCTTCTTCACTGTAACTGCCTCACCGGATCCTGACCCTGTGATTATTTCACCGCTTTGTGCATCCACAAATCTTACTTGTAACCCTAGTATTGTTTTTTGTCTTATCTCAGCTCCTGAAGTTGATACTTCTTCATCTTCTCCTATACTGAAATCATATACTTCTATATAAACAAAATATCTTGCTAATATAACATTTCCTTTAACTTCGATTTTATTTTCTGATATACCCTTAGCAGAAGCTATATGCTGGGCTATCATTTTTTGTTTTATTTCTTCTTTATCTTCTGTAAACTTAAATCTGTTTGTAGATTCTAAATATTCTAATACTATATTTGATACTCCTAGTCCAACTCTTTTATCTTTTAGTTCAGGATACATCTCGTATAACTCTTCGTTAATACCAATCTTTAGTATCTGAATAGGGATAACTGTAGCTCCGTTATAATCAGATACAACCTCTAATGATTGCTTCTTTTCAAAATCGGCTTTGTATTCCTCAGTTTTTACAGATCCTATTTTTTGAGCATTTAAAGCACCTACTACACTGAAGATTAAAAATATTATATATAATACTTTTCTTACCATGATTCTTTTTGAGCTGGTGCTGCTGGTGCAGGAGCTGGTGCTGCTTGTTGTGCAGGTGCTGCTTTAGCTGAATTGGAATTATTTGATTGTTGTTTTTGTTGGTTGGTGTTGTTGTTAGATAAATTAATAACAACAGGTGCTGCTGCTGGTGCAGGTGCTACTTGTTCTGTCTTTACTTCTTCTTTGTGTTCTGTTTCACCACCACCTAAGTGAGTTGTTAACCATACTCCTCCTGCTGTTACAACAGTTCCTAGAGTTCCGATAAGAGTTTTCTTTAATCCTGATAATCCTCCTTCGTTGTTTGCTTCTTCTGACATAGCTTTTATTTTTTTATAATTTTAAATGTTTGGGTAAAGTCCCTTGTTGTTATATTTAATAAATAGGTACCACTTGGGTAAGGTGTTAGGTCTTCTTCCAATATGTTTGCTCCTTTAATGCATTGCACTACTCTCCTTCTTAATTCAGTTCCATTTACATTAAGAATTGTTAATTTATAATAATCACTTACAGGTAGCACTAATTCTAATGTTACTAATCCATCTGTAGGGTTCGGGTGTACAATTCCTTGTATTTTAGTTTCGTCCAGAGGAATGCCTGTTTTATTATAATTTATGTACCCATCTGTATTGGTTACTGCTATATCCCATCCTTGAACATCTCCTGCTGTCTTTCTTCCTATTGTAATTGGAGTTGTTATCCAGTTTGGGTCTATTACTGTAAATTTCAATACAAATAATTCAGTTGGTGTATTAACAGAATGCTGTCCATGTGATTTATCATAACCACCCCATCTTACTTTTCCAATTCCTGTATCCATTACATATGTCAACCAAGTTTGTGTTTTTTCAGATAATACTACTTCTGAGAATTGTAAGATTGTTTGATCGTAATTTAAAGCAAATTCTAAACTCCCTACTGTATTTCCATTTGTTTGAATAGTTATTGGTAGATCTATTATACCGGTAGGAGTCACAGTAATCCCAGGCACTTGAAACTGTACCTGGGAGTAAAGTGAATTTATTGATAATAACGCTATGATTATATAGCGTAACATATTAGTTATGACCTGTTCCGTTTGCGTCTCCTAATACTAATAAGTAATAGTTTGCTGCTGTTGTATTGTTGATATTAGCTGAAAGGAATGTAGATTCTCCTGGTATTGTAGCTGATTGATCTGTTGAAGATGCTGCAATAGTGTTGTATTGAGCTTCTGTAAAGAATAAGATATCAGGGTTTCCTGGGTAAGTTGTTAAGCCTTGTGCTAATCTAGAGAATACTGTATATGAATCTGAAATTGTAATTCCGTTTGCTTGGTTAGGGTTAGCAGTATAGAATTGAGTTCCAGTTGCAGTTTGTAATCCTGTAGCAATTTGAGCAATCATATCTGCATCTGCTGCCGCTAATGCATCTGGTGCTGTTAAACCTGGTGCTACTTTTACTCTAATTTGCCAGTAGTTTTGATCTAAGTTAGTTGTAAATGCTGCTACTCCTGTTGATAAAGTGTTAACTGTCATTACATCTGTCCAAACTGTACCGTTTGAAGATTTTTGTAAGATTACTGGAATATCAGTTGAAGGATTAGTTGGACTGTTTAAAAATGTAGCTGCATAGTTGAATACTGGTTCTGCGAAGTGACCACCGTAGTTCTGTAATCCTAATGCTGTATCTGTTCCTGCTGCAAGAGTACCGTAAGATGTAAATGCTGTTGCTCCTGTAAATAGCATATCTGTTACTGCACCATTTGTATAAGTTGCTTTGAATGGTAAAGATACGTTAAACATTGCTCCATTTGCAATATTGAAAGAAGCATTTGATCCTGTATAAACCCAAGTAACTGTTACGTTACCTTCTGCAACGTTTACTTTTGTGTTAAATACATTGTTTGTTTCAGCTCCTGTGTAGGTAACTACTGGTGAATCGAAGACAGTTTTGTCATACCAGAATCTAAATTGAACAGCTTTGATTGCTGTTGCGTTTAAGTTGCTGTAGTAGATTGCAACTTGTGTGTTTGTTCCTGATGCTACAGGAGCTAGATTGTAACTAGCGTCGAATACTAAGTACGGTTTAGTGTTATCCGGTGCAACTTGTTGTGCAAAGCCCGTGATTGTTACTAAAATCATACTTAAAATTAAAAGAATTTTTTTCATTTTTTTGTTTTTAAGTTATTTGTTTAATACAACCAAGTGCTCATGCACATTATCTTTTATAAATATTGTTTAATTAGTATTTCCTAATCTACTAATATAGTAATTTGAACCTCCTCCTGATATAGGAGAATTAATTGTTACTGTCTGTACTCCGGGATATGTTAATTTTAAGTTTAATGTCGAAGGATTGATAGCTGACCAGTCTGTTGTTGTAAAAATTCTACTAATAGGTGTTGGAGAAAAAGCAGAAAGCAGCCCTGATTTTTTAGCTAAAATTGAATATGTGTCTGAAACTGTAAACCTATTATCTTCGTTTACATCAAATCTGTAATAGTCTATTGCCTTAAAAGCAGTATTTCCTATTACGATACTATTGCAAGTTGTTCCGTCTAAAAGAGTTGGGGTTGGTAGTGTTGGTGGTGTAAATGTGATGTAGTATTCGATTGATGGATTAGTTGCAGTAGAAAACGAATACTTTCCTGTAGCGTCTGTTGTTGATGTGGTTACTAAAGTCCAAGGAGTGTAATCTACTATATAATCAAATTCAAGTACATAGTTTAACGAATAGTTATTACCCAAATCATTCCACCTACCCCCACTTACAAACTGAACGTAATCTTCATTGCCTGAATTGTTAGGCTCTCCTCCATTCCATGATGAGTACGAATATGGTTCCCCTGTAACCCACTTCCAAGTTCCTTCAGTTACTTCATCAGTTAATCCTATCCATCCTGATGGCCATAGCCCATATATAAAACTATTTTCAGCTGCTGTTGTTACAGTTACCAAATGCCCTCCCATACTTATACAAGATGCTCTTGCAGCAGTCCAAGTCATTAAACCTGTTGACCTATAGTAAGAATGCCCATTGTAGTTGTTTTGAGAAGTAAACCCTGTCATAGAAGGAGTTGTTCTTTTGTATAAAGAAACAGGTACTCCTGCTATACCTGCGGCGTTTGAACCATAGATGTAGCCTGAGTATGTGAAGGTCTGACCTTGTGTAGACAAAATACCCCCTAGGATTAGTAGAGGGTATAACAATTGCTTTATTTTGGCTAATATATTCATTTCATATAAATAGCTATTCTTCTACGATTTCTGCTCGATTTGAATCAACTGCAATTTCGTGGAATACTACTCTTCCTTCTTCTATAGCTTTTTTAATATTTTTTTGTTTTGTAGATAAAAAAGAAACTCCACTTTTAACTTCTATGAAATGAACCTTACATTTTTTTGCACTTTCCGTATCTGTGAATCCTACATAGTCGATTGGCATTCCTAGGAATACTACATCTTCTGGTGGAAGTGGAAACTTAGTCATAAACGGAACAAAGTGCTCTATACTCTTTCCCCAGTTAACTGCTGAGGATCTAAACTTAGAGTCCTGTCTTACTTTTGCTTTCTCAACTATATGAGCTGCTGCTGTTTGTTCTATTTGATCTTGTAGCCTTTTGATTTCATCTTTAGTCATGTTTAACATGTAGATTAGTCCTGCTATTACAGACAGGCTGGCTGCGATTACGTATATCATGTTTTTGGTTTTTGTTTTTTAGTTTTTCCATCTCCAGATGAAGCCTTTATGACTATTATATCCTTTTTTTTCTTTACAACAAGATATAACATATCTTCTTTCAAATCCGGCATAAGATGCTTCACAAACATCTTTCCATTCTTTTACAGTCTTTCCTGTACTTCTATCAATTTGAAGAACTGGTTTATCGTATTTATATTTATTATTTTTAGATCCCAGTTTAGCTTCACTCCAGATTTTAATTCTCTGATCTCTTTCCTCTTGTGTCAATCCTTTAAAGCAGTTTGCTTTCTTTCTTTCCTCAGGATCTTTATATCTCGACTTTTGTGCATTAGAGCAGTTAATTAAAAAGGACTTGTACTGTTCCTCAGACAAATCACTTACCTTATCTCCTCCTAATCCTCCTTTAGCTATATTGTATAGATCTTCTCCCTCTTCAATTAACCTCTTCTCCTGTAAAAACATTACCTCTTCTGAAGGGCATTCTAAGAGTATTTTCCAGTCAAAAGCGTATTCACCATACTTCTTCCAAGCATTTTGTAAATGTACGCTGTGATGTATTCCCTGTAGGAGGTGTCTCCTATGTTCTTTCCACCTTCTTTCGAGATTCTTACTGCAACCGATATATCTAAAACCTGTTACAGTATTCCTTATTTCGTAAATATTAAACATATTAAAAGAGCCTTTATTATAAATAGGCTCTTTTTATGTTTTCAGCCATCACATTATCCATCACATGAAGTGCAATCAGTGCTAGTTCTACTCGCGATATCCCCATTAATAACGCTGTCTGTCCTTAGGTAATACAGTGTTTTTAGTCCAAGTTTCCAAGCTGTCTGGTGAACAAGGTTTATAAATTTAGGACTATCACCTGGATCAAATGCTAAATTTAATGATTGAGCTTGATCAATATACTTTCCTCTAATAGCTGCTTGCTCAACTAAAGCTAATTGATTTATTTCTGCAAAGGTTAAAAAGACTTCTTTATCAACTACTGGCATAATATCTTCCGGTAGGTTTGCAATTGATCCTCTATCTTTAAGGATCTGTTGCCATACTTCTTCTGAATTATGTCCTTTATCTTCTAGGTATTTTTCTAATACTGGATTCTTTCTAATAAAGGTTCCTTTAGAAGAATTAAAAGTATAGACGTTAGCTGGAATTGGTTCAATACCTGCTGATACTCCTCCTGAGATTGTTGAATTAGAAACTGTAGGAGCAATTGCAATTAAATGCGTATTTCTCATTCCTGTTCCTTTACACCAGATTGGCTCTCCGTATTCTTCAGCTAGTTTTCTAGAAGCATCTTCTGCTTGATTTTTAATCTGAGAGAATATTTTGTTTGTCCAAGATGTTGCAGCGATAGAAGTAAATGGAATTCCCTTTGATTGTAAGAATGTATGCCATCCTAAAACTCCTAATCCTAATGCTCTTCCCTTTTTAGCTGAACGATGTGCTCTAATTAAAGAATCTTTACCATTTGTTTTAACTAAAAACTCTTCTAATACTCCATCTAAGAAATAGACTGCTGTCTCAACTAAGTCAGTATCTTTCCACTCATCGTACTTTGTAATATTCAAAGAAGATAAACAACAAACAAATGAATGCTCTTCATCAGTATGTAAAGCAATCTCTGAACAGATGTTTGTCATTGTTACATCTAGATTATTTTTTACATATGCTGGCGGATTAGCGTTATTAACGTTATCCTTAAACATAATATAAGGTTCTCCTGTTTCAACTCTTGATTTAAGAATCTCAACCCACAGTTCCATTGCTTCTGGATCTCTATGCTCTAATCTCTTCATAAACTTATCATCGATAGAAATACACTGATGTAGGTTTAGACATTGACGATTTGGATCTCCTTGAGGTCTTCTGATACGTAAAAACTCTTTTATATCTGTATGATTAATATCTAGATTTACAGATGCTGCTCCTCTACGAACTGATCCTTGATTTGTAGCAATGATTGTTGAATCATAAATTTTAGCCCAAGGTACAATTCCTTCTGAGTTACCTGTATCGCCATTTGCGATTTTCTTTCCTCTTCCTCTAACTCTACCTAAGCCAATTCCAACTCCTCCTCCTAAAGAGGTAAGTCTCATTAGTTCTGCATTGGTTAATCCTATACCTCTGATTGAATCAGGAGTATCTATACCGAAACATGAGATTGGTAATCCTTTATCTGTTCCAGTATTTGAGAGCACAGGTGAAGCTAGGTTTAACCAACCCTTCCACATATATTTAAAAAACTTATTTGCTAGATCAGGACGATCTAATCTTTTTGCTACTGCTTCAGCAACTCTTCTATATGCTTTCTTTGGATTCTCGTCCGGAAGTAAATATCCGTTTGAGATTGTAGCCAAAGATACTTCGTTCATCCATTCCGGATAATCTACACCTGGTTTCCAGGTACTATAATCTATTCCCATAAAATTAAATTAAAATGCGTTGTCCCAATCCATATGCCCTTTAGCATAATTCGTTACTCTTGATGCGAAAAAATCTGTATGTTGTTTACCTGCAACTACTGCATCAAACCATAACATTTGTTTTAAAGCTCCTTTATCTATTTGATCTGAAGGAATTAGAGGTTTTAATCCTAAATCTCCCATCTTAGTATTTACTCTATGTTTGATAAAGTTCTTTAACTCATCTTTAGTTAAATTTTCTAAATCTCCCATTTCAAATATCTTATCGATAAAATTGAATTCTAATTGAAGAGCAAGAGTTGCTGCTTCTCTAATATCGTTAATAAGTCTTTCTGTTTTTAGTTCAGGATACTCATTCATTAGTTCTCTGAATAACCAGCATCCTGCCTCTGAGTGAAGTGATTCATCTCTTACAGACCATTCAACTATTTGTCCTACTCCTTTTAGTTTATTTCTCATTTTAAATGATAATAGAACTGCAAAAGAAGAGAATAGGTTTACTCCTTCGGTAAATGCTGAGAATATTGCTAGAGACCTAGCTGCTTCATGCCAATCTGTTTCCCCTGCATTTCCATCACGAACATCCATTAAAGATTGGATTTTAGCTGCAGTTGATTCATCTTCTAAGAATTCTGCAAAATTATCTAATCCTAACTGTTCGTTTAGTAGAGCATATGCTTCAGCATGGATAGTTTCAAAGGCTCCGAAGGTAACTGCCATCATAATAATTTCAGGCTTTCTAAACCATTTTGTTACTAAAGATGTCCAGTAATCATTTACAACCGTTTCTGTTTGAGCAAATCCTTTTAAGATTCCTCCTATAACATTTTTTTCATGCGGTTTAAGGTTTGAACTCCAATCTGCTACGTCTTGTGACATTGGAACTTCTGTATGTAACCAATGAGCTTGGTGTGCTTTAAGCCAGTAATCGTGAGCTTGTGGGTATTCAAATGGCTTATAAACTATGCGTTCGTCTTTTAGACTCATATTGGCTTTTTTTAATATTCGTTATAAAATAGTACTGTAGAAATAAATAGGCTTTAGAAAGGAACTTGAGTTTCTAATTCGAAGAACTTATTAGCTATTTCTTTATAACTTCCTCTAGGTTTATCGCCTGATTCGTCCATTAACATGTTTCCTAAAATCTCAATATGACCATTATTTGTATCTACTTTTGCATCCCAGGTCATACCGTCCATTCCATATCTGTTCTTCATAACGTGAATTCTTCCTGTTCCTAAAACCTTATCTTCTTTCATTCTAGATAAG